GTATAAGTATGTTTCCTTCTGTTACCTTTATCAAGTTGGATAAACTCATAGCCTCTTTTCACAGTTCCATCTTTCGTAGCATCTTTTACTACGCTTGTGCTGAGGCCACAAAACTCGCTTGCCTCTCTGATTGAATTGACTTTATCTACTAACTTACCCTTGTGATAAATCTCTACCATCAAGAACCTCCTGAACATCTTCCTTGGTTACTTTTACCTCTTGACCTGCTACTGTATGCCACACGATCAAATGTCGCCATACATCCTCTAAAGTCGGATTCTCTATTGAATCAATTATGTTTTGTATTAAGTGTCGAACTTTCATATTACCTCCGGTGCTGGTGGGATGGGGAGCCACTCGATTACACCGCCAATTCTATCGCCAAATGTAAATCCGTCATCAACATAAAATTCACCATTAATATATTGAGCAACAACCCAGCCAGTACTTATCATACCAAAAACAATTTCACCTTCTTTTGGCTTCTCACTCACCGGTCGCCATGTGAGTTGGGCTTTTAGCTGGGCGTTTTCTAATTTCAGAATAGAAAATTTCTCTCTTAACATACGAATCTCTTGACACATATTTTTCTCAAAGTCATTCATTTTGAACACACCCCCCCTATACCGTTTCATTAACTCGGTCATACGTCCTCCTCAAACATTTTGACTCCATCAAAATAGAACTGGACAGCACCGTCAGCAAGTTCTCTGACAGCACATTCGACAAACCCTTTCTCAAGTGCCTCAGTTGTTATTCCTTCGCACGCATTGACACAAGCTACGATGCGTTTTGCATCGGCAATAGGCAAATATGATGCAACCATTTCTCCTGTTAATTTACTTACTACTGATATAAAATGGATAGCACTCTGCCTATCATCCCACTCAAACACTTCCCACGGCCCTTTCGTGTGGTTCATACGTCCTCATCCTCCGGCACATCACCATCCGCATACACAAGATCGTTAATCATCATGTACACGGTGTTATTTATCACTTGCGATATATCCGCATCGGTGCGAATATCCATACCATTGTCTGTAATGGTTACTTCGTAGTCTATACCGTCGTAGCTAATGTTCTTGACCATCTGGTTGCTCCTTGTCGTGGATGTTGCCGATGATTTCAAGACTATCATCTACAATATCACCAAGAAGTTCATCGAACATGCTATCTGCAAATGATTTTGCGTTCCAGCACAAGCCCTCACTATCCCAACAAACCGTGAAATATGCTAATGATTTACGCCCATCACCTTCCCACGTTTCTACAATAAAATTGTCACCATCAAATAGCATCTTGCCGGTTTTCTTTTCTTGATAGCCGGTGTATTGGCCGATAGTTTCTGTAACTACCTCCCAATTATTTCCATATGGATATCTTTCAATATTTGCCACTATCATTCTCATTGGTTCTGGGAGACTTTCGTCCCAAATTGGCATACCATAAACCCACTCTCCATTCTCAACACGCTTCCCACGAAAAATAATCTCTCTCATACATCCTCCTATAACCCAAAATATGCCTCGATAACCCATGTTTCCAAGTATTCGATTTCTTCGAATAGTTCAACTCCGTCAATCAAAACCTTGTCAATCTCGATAGCATCGTTGACCTTTCCACTAAACTCAACTTCAAATAACTTTCCGTCTTTCTTAAACATTACCCACATATCTTCCCCCTAAAAAGGTATAGAATCTGAGTCGTCACGAAAGTCCTCGGGCGGTGTAACCTTCGGTGAAGGCTTCCAAGTGTCAACCACAATAGTATGCGTGTTCCCTCGGTCATCCTCTTGCTTCATCATGCTCATGTTCAAAGTAGCATACCGCTTGCCGTTCTTCGCCTTAAAGATATGCTCTGCCGGAATCTCGTCTAGGCAAACGCTTATCTTGTAGAACGCACCGTACTTTCCGTTAATCTCCTTTCCCTTTCCGCAATAAATCTTACTCATCTTTTCCCTCCATAATTCTAGCCACTAGGTAACATCCTAGTAAACATAATATGCCTTGAACCGTCCCAAGACTGAACCCTAATGCCACGATGCCGATAAACACGACACAATCTAAAATGGTTTTAACGATGTTCACGGTTTCCTCCTATACCTATTATACACCATTTTATGTGGTTGTAAACCCTATTTTTCCATTCCTGACAAGATTTCATCGAATTTCCGGGAATTGACTCCGGCTTCTATCATTTCCTTGATCGTGAAGTCTATCATTTCAGCCCTCTCATCTTTGGTAAAATCCGTCCAACTCTTGCAAATCTCAATGTATGGTGCATTTTTTGGAATATCATTTAGACTTTTTACCGTGTGCTGTCTATCCGTTAAGTAAATATATTCCTTAGCACCTCCGACTTTCAGCTTCAAAGAATCTCGCATATCCTCGTAGCTTTGATATGAAGAACATCCAGACAACCAATATTCCCTTATGAGAGAGTGCCACGCCCGATTCTGTTCCTCGCTCCCTATTTTATGCGGAAGGCTTAACTCCAAAGTTACATATCCACCATACTTCGATTTTGCTGTGTCCAGCAGTTTCGCCAGTGCGTTTTTATACTCAGGAGGTAGAATCGATAGACTGACGTAATCTCGGTGTAGCGTTGCACCTACTTTCATACATCCTCCTATTTTTCTAATAATTCTCTATTTTCAAAGATATTCCCAATAATCTCTGCTGGATGTTCTCCATAACATACATCTGAAAGCAAATAAAGAGATTCGCTGTCATGTTCTATTTCTGTACAATCAACATAGAATGAACCACTAGACCAATACACAATACCAACATGCTCTTTGAATCCTCCGTTCTCGTATTCATCATAATCAAATCTAAGAATATCACCCTCAAAGATATTTACTTTCTCATAGCTTTCAAAGTCATAAGTCTGTAGACCAGTGCATTGCATAAGTATATAATCATCTTTGCTAGATTGTTCGTTATAGCTATTCCACCCAGTATGTTGTGGCAATCCCATTCTATGCTGTAGAATAGTGCATATGCTTCTAGGTGATGATACCATATACTTATCTCTTTTATTCCATGCTCTAAATATTATGTCCCTCATATTTTCTTCAACCTCTTTAAGTCCGCTGGATGTTGGAACCAGTAAATGTCAACCAATGCTAAGAATAAATTCATAGTCTCAGCAACATCATCCCACTCATGCCATTTGTATTCAAATTCCCGAAGGTACAGTGAAGATAAGGTTAACTCACCACCACAAGCTAAATCGTACCCGACAAGTTGTAGTGGATGCCAGCGGTATTTACCTCCGGTTTTAATATCGGTCAAGCATAGTTTACCATCGACTTTCCAAATCCTATCCAATCGTCCAGCGTAGAACAAATATTCATTGAACACCATCATTTCACTTTCTTCGTACTCGACATCATGCTCTTGGTGAAAGTTATCGTAGGCTATCATATATGGAACAACCTTGTCTGAGACTAACTCGGGTAGATACTTTCCATCGTCATAGAGTTCTGTAGCTTCATGAACCATCTTCCCACGGATGCGATACTTTTCCGGTAGTTCAAAGTCGCTCATAATCGGCTGTAGTATCTCGCTCACTGACGGAATGTGAATCGCTCTATCTGCTAGGATAAAGTATTCATGGTTCTCGTCATCGTAGTTTAGGAGTTCTCTCATTTGAACGCCTCCCCTGCTACCCTATCGAGTTCCGCCTTCTGATACTCTTTCTCCTTGTTCGGAATCGCTCGGATTAGCTTTTCAAGAGTCGGAATATCGTAGCCTTCAAACTGCCCTAAGACTTGCTTTCTCCATCCTTCATCAACCTTCGCTTCTTTGAGCATCCTAAGTGCGTTTTCCTTAATAGCCTTTAGGTCGTCAACTTGCGTTCTCGGTTGCGGTGCTTTCATGCCCTTTTCCCACTGGAAACGAGTATCTCCGTACTGGTCTACGATTTCCAAAGCGATGATTGTATGACCTTCATACTCGATTCTATCGACAAAGAACTTGGTATAGACTCGCCCTTTATTGTCCTCGCCGGATTTCAACGATACCCAAATCTGCGGTGTCGTGTAGAGTTCCCTACCGATGCCCCAGTTGAACCCTGCCCTCTTGAAAGAGTCGGAGGCCTCACCTTTTTCCTTTTCCATGTTCGACTCAATGCCGACATCCTCTTTTGCTACCCACTCTCCTGTTTCCTTGTCACGAACCTCGATGGTGCAGAACAGATTTCCTGCTACTTCTTTGTGTGATCGTTTCCAATTCATCGACCCAAATTCTTCATCGAGCATATCCATGTCAACTCGTGCATCCTTGTACAACAAGAGTAAAACTCGACCACTGACAACCTGTTTCGGCTTTACGCTGATTTCTTCCTTTCTAAGTGTTCTCATAATTTCCTCCTATTATATATTTTAATCATCCTACTACTTGCATAGGTACGCTCATATCATCAGCATGTGGTGTTAAAATAGCAATTACTTTATTTGCAGTTTCTTCATCACCACAGTCAACTACAAACGGATACTTGAATATATGGAACTTGCCTTCTTGCACATCTGCGTTGTCTTGCCTCATTGATTCTAAGTTATCCCTATCTTCACTAGATAATACTATACCTTGTATATTTTCCATTTCCTTAACCGTTAAATTACCAAAACTTATAGTAGCCATAATTTCCTCCTAAGTCATTATACCATATCGGTTAGTGAAAGTACACCCTTTTCTAGTGTCCAATCCCTAAGTATTTCATCACCCTGTTCCAAGAGTTCAATCAATCGCAACTCCTTGCAGTTCATCCTTGCCTCAATCTTGTCCAGAAGCTTGGTCACCTCCTTTCGCTTCTTCAGGAACGGTCGTGTGTTATACTCCAATCCCCATAAAATCCTGACGATTCTATCCCCAGTGAAGCCCCTGCAATATGCAAAGGCTAGGACAAGTTTTTCTTCCTTATTGGTCATAGCTCATTCCTTATATCATATTCAGCACTTTGCAAAATAGAATTTATAACATCATCACTGAGCATTTCAGAGAAGTCAACTCTCTTACCTTCAATCTCAAGATAGATTTCATACTCGTCAATGTATCCATCATAGCTCGGCTCATCGTTTCCACCGTCCCATTTTTCAATCCAAACATATTCAAGAATAAACTCTACTTCCTCATTATTCCAATTCTTGTACTTCACTGTCGTTTCTTCCCAAATTTGACTCATCTTGTCCTCCTTAATACCACGATTGTTCCACCCATGAAATAAAGCACTAAATAGTTTTTGTCCATTTCCATTCTCTCTAAGTTCTTCATAATGTTTTCCACATGAGAATTACCGTTATCTATATCTACCCAAGAATCTGATACGGTAACTTCTAGCTGGTCAAGAGCATATGTAGAAGTAGCACCTAGACCATACCTCCAATGGAATCCGTTTCGCTCTAAAATCTCAACCGCTTCTTTCTTTGTCATACTGTAACCTCCTAATTGGTTATACTTCATTATACACCTTTATTACCCCATGTATACAATTATTTTCAATTATTTTTGGTATATTTTCACGATTTCTATATATTTTTTGTGAAAAGTAGTTAACAAACATGTAGTAGTGTAAAAACGATTAGGGACTCTTTACAAATCTTGGAAGGTGTGGTAAGGTTAATTATCAGGTTTGACTGCCCTGATAGATATTTTACTTAAGGATAAGTTGAGAAAGGCATATGGTACAGGCGGTTCTTATCCTCCGCTTCGGTTAGTCCCCGAACGTACTGTATGCCTTTTTCAATAGGTAATGAGATGGAAGAAGAAAAAAGGAAGCCAGAGAAAACTAGATATTGGCTTAAACTTGAGAAGGGATTTCTTGATAGCAAATATATCAAAGTTATTAAGAATATGCCAAACGGTAAAGAATATATTCTATTCTATTTAGCACTCATGCTAGAAAGCATAGAGTCGGTTGGTCATCTAAAGTTCACTGAATTAGTACCGTATGATGAACATATGTTATCTTCACTTACAGACACTAACGTTGATATTGTTCGCTCTGCTATGAAGCTATTCAAAGAACTAGGTATAGTAACTATTCTTAATGACGGCACTATTTTTTTACCAGATGTTCCACGTTTAACTGGTAAAGAATCAGACTCTGCAGAGCGTGTAAGGCTGTTTCGTGCAAGAAAAAACCAGCAAGCGTTACAATGTAACACCGATGTAACAAGTTGTAACGACAATAAAGAGAAACAGAGTATAAAGTATAATGAACAAAGTAAAGAAACAGAGAAAATACCATACTTAGAAATTATTGATTACCTCAATTCCAAGAGCGGTTCCCACTATAGAAACACTGACTCAACGAGAAGATTAATCCATGCTAGAATAAGTGAAGGATTCACGAAAGAGGATTTCTTCAAGGTTATAGATAATAAGGTTAGTTCGTGGACTGGTTCTGAGTTTGAGAAGTTCATCAGACCTCAGACGTTGTTCTCACCGAAGTTTGAAAGCTATCTAAACGAGAAACCTAAAGATAGTAAAACTTCAAAGAATGATATACATTTAGCAAAATCAATATTCGATGGAGAGTAGAATGAACCTAGAAAAAGTATTTATCGGTGTGTGTTTGTGGCATCCTCATGTTCTAGACAGAGCGAAGGTCAAGATAGAGGATTTCACTGGTCAGGATGCTATCGTGTTCAAGGCTATGAAAGAGATTAACCAAGAGGGAAATGTACCGGATGAGATATCGATACACGAAAAGACAGGGATATCCTATACCGAACTTCTTGACTATAAAAAAACAGAATATGACATCATGGGTACAAATTGGAAGTACTACGACAAGCAGTTAAGGGAGCGATCATCGAGAAGTAAAATCCTCTTGGAAGCCGAGAGCCTCTTAAAAGAACCGCTGTCTGCAAAGGATATGATTGCCAAGATGCAAGATGTGTTTCGTGAAGTTGAGAACGATTCACTTGACTTTGAGATTCACGATATCCAAAGCACGATTCATAAGACAGTAGATATCATCCAACAACGAAAGGAAAACAACCAGAAGTTAATCGGTATTACCAGCGGTCTAAGAAGGCTCGATGAAATGACGTTCGGATTCCAAGACCGGAGATTGTACTACATTGGTGCTAGACCTTCTCAGGGAAAGACTGCGTTACTGCTAAATTTCATAGAGAATTGTAATGTATGTTGCGGTGTGATATCTGCGGAAAGCGGAAAGGAAGAACTATCAACTAGACTACTTGCAAAAGGTGCATTGATAGATTCTCAAAGGTTGACCGTTGGGATGTTATATGAAGGTGAGGATGATAGCCTATTCAAATCTGCTGAAAACCTCTACGAAAAAAGCATATTCATATACGATGAACCTAACCCATCCATAGATACGGTAGTAAGTATCGCAAAGCAGATGAAACAACGCTATGATATCAAGGTTCTCTTTGTAGATTATCTTCAATGCCTCAGCACTACCAGTAGCCTGAGAAGCCTACCATATCACCAGCAAGTAGCATACGCTTCAAAGCAGATGAAAGCATTAGCTAGAACGCTTAATATTCCGGTAGTGGTATCTGCTCAATTACGAAGGGATGCGGAAGGGAATAGACCACAACTTAACGATCTATCCGACTCAACACAGATAGAACGCGATGCTGACGTGGTAGTAATGATCTATAATAAATACGACAAAGAGCAAAGGCTGGAAAGCACTTTCCTACTAGTAGAAAAAAACCGTGACGGGAGGTGCGGTGATATTAAGGTAAATTTCAACCAGCAGTATATACAGTTTACCGATGCGTGAAATCACCTACACTAAGTATGATTTTTTCGTACTTTCTGCACGTAATATCACACCCGAAAGGGTACAAAATGCACGGAAATACAAGTATTATACCCGATAAGGAGTAACTATGTTTGATTTTGGATTACTGACACCGTTTCCATGGGAAGATGGAATCGAGCCGGATGCAAAGAACGATACTATGGAAGTGTATATCGAAAGATACTTTACCAAGACTATGCGAACCTTTAACGGTGAGCCTCTCAAGAAAGCTAAGAACTGGTACGTTGCTTTAGTGAGATTCTCGGATGGATATAAGGCATGGATAATCTCGGACGGTATAGGAGTGTTAGAAGAAACTTTCAACATAGAGGCTCTAGGCGTGGCTATTGACAAGTGGAAGGCTGTTCTACGGTTTAACAAGTAAAATCGATTGTATACCCCTAGATTTCGCTGTGCGTGGACATAATAAAAACCACCTGTAGGAGGATCAGGTGGAAAGCATGGTGTCGCTTTTTTTATAAGGAAGGTAAATTAATTATACCACACATCAAGTAGATGTCAATGCGTGATAATCTGAATAACAGTTGTATAATAGTTATCCATATACTTAATAAAAACCTCTAGCTTTTCAGAGTATTCTGCTAGTAAACCCATATTAGTTGTTAATGACTTCAATGCAGGTTCTATATCGTTTTCTATTGAGTTTAGTATCGGTCTTGTAGGCATCGAAAGATTAAAAGGTGGTACTTCATATTTAACCGTGTCAGTCGTTTGACATGAACTTATCAACAATATCATTAGCAACACGGATAATATCATCAGTCGTTTTTGCTTCATCAAGTTCCTCCTCTAGTTTTTCGTATTCCTGAGTGACATTTTCTACTTCTTGTTTAGCTTCGTCCGAATGTGATCTAGTCGTCTTATAGATAGAATTTTGCCTTTCCTTCTCTACGACTTCTTCTTTTAGTTCGGTAACTTTTTGCTTATTCTTTTTTACCCTGAAAGTTTGGATACCAAGAAGTGTACCAAGAAGTGCAAAGAGTCCTAAAATGATTCCTATTACCCACTCAATCATTTCTTTCCGTCCTGTACTTTAGTGACAGCGGAATTAGCACCGATAGAGGCTATGAGAGCGATGTACAGCGGTGCAAATCCTTTAAGAAAGTTAATGTATCCATCCATGTTGAACGTGCCTACAAACGCACCTATAGAGCCGATAATAAAAGCTAGTGACAAGATTATAAGAGTCAGTTTCTTTGCCATGTTAATCTCCTACGAAAAGACCTTTGTCTTTCTTTTGTTTTGTGTATTGGTCGATAGTCCGTTTAGCTTCGTTCAGTTCTCGTTTTACTTCTACGGAATTTCCGTTGAGTACGCCTTTCTCATGCAAGGCATCTACGAGTAAGGAAAGCACTTTCATAACACCGCTCATACTAGACGATAAAATTACCAGTTCCTCAGCTTGTCGATTATTCACCTTGCAAAGCTCCTTTACTTGATCGTGCTTCGTGTAATGCCTGATTATCAATGTATTAACTATTCCACCGCCACCCAATACCACTAGCAACAGTGGCAATACTTCTCTAAGAAATTCCATGTCGTACTCCAAGAACTAAAATTATCCCCATGATAATACCGATACCATCGGCTATCAAATCACCAAACATCAGTTTTTTGAACTTGCTCCATCCGTCATCTTTACCATAACCGAACCAATCATACATCTCTTTACCTAGTGAGGCTAGGATAGCTAAGGCTATGCCTAGAATCGGATGAACGATAGAGCCTCCGATTACGATTAAAGATGTACTTTCGGCATGGAGTAGTTTGTCAATCATACCAAAATATCTCTTGCTTGCCGTTCCTCTACTGCGTTACTAGGACTATGCAGTTTTTTTGCAAAATCCAGCATTTTCTCATAGTTTTCATCAGACAAAAGACCTTTTCTATAAGGCATCTTCAGTTGGTACATATCAGCACTAAACTTTTGACTTTCTTCATCTGACATATCAATAACATTTTCATAGAGTGTTATGATAAGATTAGTTCCATTTCTCTGAGCTTTATATAGCTCAGGCGACTGCGATAAGTTTACTGTTTTCACTTTGTAACTCCTTTAAGTATCTTAAATCAACATATGGTAATATGTAATCTATGATAAAGTTTCTTGAATCACAATGGGTTGTTATTCCCATATAACTAAACACTGCACTAACTTCACTAGGAGTAGGAATGTGTTTACCTATTCTTCTTATTCGTTTGTGCATCCTATATGCCGTAGACTTTCTTATGATTGTATGAGTATGGAAAAATCTAAAACCAAGAAAATCAACACCTCTTTCCTTTACTTTGAATACTTGCCAATTACCTTTTACATGTAACCCTATATCAGAAATAAATTCTTCTACTACATTACGTATTTTATGTAATTTCTTTTTATTGCTTGAAAACAAAACCATATCATCAATATAACGAACATAGTACTTGACATTTAATTTCTGTGATATATGCCAATCAAGTTTTGCCAAAAATAGATTAGCAAACCACTGAGAAGTATAGTTTCCAATCGGAAGTCCTTTATTGTGGGAACGTACAATCTTTTCAATTAGCCATAGAGTATTCTTATCTTTTATTTTACGATGAAACATTTGTAACAATTTATCTTGATTTATTGATTGATAGTATTTACTTATGTCCAATTTATAACAATACTTGGTGTTCTTTCTATCGTTACGCATCCATCGTTCTATTTTCTTCTTTCCGTAATGACCACCACGTTGAGGGATAGAGCCACATGTAGAAGGGTGTAATGATTTCTTCCAACCTTTTTGTAAAGGTAATACCAACGCCCAATGTATGCACTGGTCAGGATAAAACTTAGGTTTGTGAATAGTACGAGTTTTCTGAGAACTACCATCTTTTATGACTACTTCAGTATACGGTGATGGTTTATATGTTTTTGTGATAAGGAGCTGTTGAATCTCTGAAGCATAGTGGTCAATGTGAGTCAATACCTTTTGTACCCCTTTACGTTTAGTCTTTTTCTTAGACGCACATACTATAGCACATTTGATATTTTCAATGTCTGTTATCTTTTCCCATACATGCTTTGTTCTATGCACAATCAACCTCTTTCTGACTATTGCTTCCCCACTTTTTACAGCTTCTCAAGCAATCCGTAACGTCTTTATTTTCACCAAGCGGTGAGGAATTATGCGCAAAAAGTAAAAAGAAAAATTTCAGAAAGTTGCGAGACCCAATGTTCCAATTAGCATTAGACGGTGCATTGTTCACATTCCAATTGAAGAAACCATCATTAGAACCATTGTTCAAATTACCACCAACATGGAGAGCCTCTTGCTCATAACCCCTTAATTACGATATCCAATTAACCACCAACAAAAATCAAATACATTGGAGGCTGTCCGCCTCCAAACCTCCGAGGACTACGGTCTTCCCAAGAGGCGAGACCCAATGCTCCAATAAGCATAAGACGGTGCAGTGATCACATCCCAACGGAAGAAACCATCAGAAGAACCACCGCTCAAACCACCACCAACACGGAGAGCCTTATAACCTGTAGAAGTATAAAAGTAATCACACATACCAGCACTATCGCTACCACCTGTTAATGTTGATGGTACAGCAGGCTCTCCTGCAAACTCACCACAATATCCACTACTAGACGGCATAACTGTTGCATGTTGAGTAAACTGCGTTAAGTCAGCAGGTTGTGATGCACCAATGAGTGAATATTTACTTGGGTCGTATGTGTAATAGGGAACCAAATCAACATGGAATAATCCATCACACCATTCCCAAATATTACCCCATAGATTCCATATTCCGAAGAATGAAACAGGCACTCTACCATCTACACCGATATAACCACACTCGTTACCCATAGCCATGAAATCAGCTTCAGAAATAAGTTGTGGTGCGTGCCATAGAACATTACCAACAGTAGTAGAGAAAGTAGCACCATCTACCGTGATACGTGTGTTACCAAGCGAGTCATAATCTGCTTCTATGAGAGCAATCTTCCTTTGAGCGAATACAGCGGTACTACCTTGTGCTGTTCCTAAGTTAACCCATTCATCCTCATTATACAAAGCACCAGTGGCATCCGAAACAATAACATAATTATCATCTGTTGAAGCTACGGTAACTACATCAGAGGCAGTATATCTAAGGTCACACACACCACGTCCAAAGACAGCCTGTGTATTGTGAGATGCACCAGCTATAAGAATAAGAATCCTCAGATAATCTCGTAATGCAATATCAGCTTGGCTCCATCCTTCTCCTACCGCTTCTGAATATGGCCTCAGTACGGTATCAGCTCTTTGGTTAGTATAATATGGTTCACCCAAAACAGAGGTGAGTTTGTTCTCCCCTAGGACTTTAGATGATTTATCAGCACCAACCCATACATAATCTCTTTCGCTCTGTGTTTCATAATCATAAAACAAGGGAGGAAGGATGCAATCAGGTGTCTTGTCTCGTCTGAGAACAGGGTTGTAGATATCCCGAACGTCAATGTATGCCTTGCTGAGTCTAACAGCGATAATACCATCAGCATCAAGAAAGTCTGGCTCATCAATCCATCTTACTACTTCAAAATCAGAAGTAATCTTAGCAGTGCGAATCTCGTTGAAGGGGAACTTATAACGAATGTCAGTCGTAGGATATGGGTCTGTATTCATACT